TGCACCACCAACACGACTAATTAATCTAACTGACGTAAACTCATCTTCAAAAGCAAAAGATGGTTTAATTTTGGTCTGGGATGTTTCTACCGAAACATTCTTCATGACGGATACTATTGATTCGTCATCCTTAAATATTTCAGGTATTGTAACATTTTCAAATACTACACAATCAAACTCTAAAACAACTGGAGCATTGATTGTTAATGGTGGTCTTGGAGTTGGGAAAAAGGTTCATATTGGTGAAGGACTTACTGTTGCGGGAGTTTCAACTTTTGCATCTGATTTAGATATCAACGCAGCTGTTGATATTTTAAATAGTTTAAATGTTAACAGCACATTCAAATCTGTTGGTATTACGACCTTAGCGTCTTCTGGTGGTATTACAACTACTGGTGGTGATTTTTACGTTGGTGGTGATCTTTATGTTGCTGATGACATAATATATGATGAGGCAACAGCAAGAAATTGGAATATAACTGGTATTGCCACAGTAGGTACTTTACTTGATGTAAATGGAAATCTTGACGTAGATGGCACTACAGAATTAGATATAACAAACATCAGTGAAACATTAAATGTTGTTGGTGTCACTACGTTAGCATCATCTGGTGGCATTACGACTACTGGTGGTGATCTTTATGTTGGTGGGGATCTTTATGTTGCTGATGATTTAACTTTTGATGAATTTACCGCACGTAACGCTAATATCACTGGCATTACAACGACAGGAACTCTTGGAGTTGCTGGATTAACCACCACACAAAATCTAAGAGTTACGGGACTATCAACATTTGTTGGAGTGGCAACTTTTTCGAATAATGTTTTTGTTGCAGGAACACTTGATGCCGGACTTATTGATGGAGGATCATTCTGATGGCAAAACCAACTACTAGAGAAGAACTTAAGGACTATTGTTTAAGACAACTTGGTGCACCTGTTCTTGAAATTAATGTAGCAGACGAGCAGGTTGAAGATTTATTGGATGATACCATTCAGTATTTTAATGAAAGACATTTTGATGGGGTAGAAAAAACATATTTAAAATACAAAATTTCTCAAGAAGACATTGATAGAGGAAGAGGTGGAACCGCAACTGTTGGTGTAACTACAACTGGTGTGGGAATTGTCACTACAACAGGAAGCTCAACAAATATTGCCGGTTTGGGTACGATTACTTCCAACTTTTATGAGACATCAAACTTCATTCAGGTTCCTGATTCTGTAATTGGTATTGAAAAGATATTCAAATTTGATACTAGTTCTATTTCTGGTGGAATGTTTAGTATCAAGTATCAGTTATTCTTGAATGATTTGTATTATTTCAACTCTGTTGAATTATTACAATATGCAATGACTAAAACATATCTAGAAGATATTGATATGTTACTGACTACAGATAAGCAAGTTAGATTTAATCAGAGACAAAATAGATTATATCTTGATATTGATTGGAAAGCACAATCCGCAGGCAATTACTTAGTTATAGAGTGTTATAGAGCATTAGATCCTGAAAACTTTTCAAAAATATATAATGATAGTTTTGTTAAAAGATATCTCACTGCTGCGATCAAAAAACAGTGGGGACAAAACTTAATTAAATTTACTGGTGTTAAATTACCCGGTGGATTAGAACTTAATGGCAGGCAAATATATGATGATGGTCAAAGAGAATTGGATGAAATAAAACAAAGAATGGCATCCGATTACGAATTACCACCCATGGACTTGATTGGGTAATACTCATGACATTAAATCCGTTTTTTCTACAAGGATCTCCGAATGAACAGTTTCTCGTTCAGGATTTAATAAATGAACATTTGAAAATGTTCGGAGTTGAAGTTTATTATTTGCCCAGAAAAATATTTAAGACAGATAATATTATTCGTGAAATTCAGTCATCAAAATTTGATGATGTTTTTGCGATAGAAGCATATATTAATAATTTTGATGGGTATGCTCCTGACAGTGATATTATGACCAAGTTTGGTTTAAGATTGAAGAATGAAATAAGTTTAACAATATCTAGAGAAAGATATGAAGAATTTATCGCACCATTTTTGGAGGGAATCAGTTCTGGAATTAGAGAGGGTTTAATTACTGAGTATGATTTCGCAGACTTAATTACAAGACCTAAAGAAGGAGATTTAATTTATTTTCCACTTGGTGAAAGATTATTTGAAATTAAAAGAGTTGAGCATGAAAAACCATTTTATCAATTGGGATCAAGTTACACTTATGAATTGAGTTGCGAACTTTATGAATATGAAAATGAGCTTATTGATACTGCAATTGATGAAGTTGATAATACTGTAGAAGATGAAGGATATATTACGTCACTCACCCTTGTAGGTACTGCCATAACTGCTACCGCAACTCCCATTATGGCAACGGGAGGTGTTTCACAGGTATTCTTAAATAATGATGGTTCTGGATATACATCCACACCAACCGTAACATTTTCAGCACCACAATCTGGAATCAATACCGCAACTGCGGTTGCCATTACAACCAGTGTCGGAAATGTTCAATCTATATACAGAATTGAAATTACTAATTCTGGTATTGGATATACAGTTGCTCCAACAATAACAATCTCTGGTGGTGGAGGAACGGGGGCAGCTGCCACTTGCTCCATAAATCAAACAACAGAGTTCAATATTAATCGCATTCGAATTGATAATGAAGGAAAGGGATATCCAACTTCACCTACCATAGAAATTGTTGGATCCGTT